GCCGTGTACATCGAGAGGTGTAAGCACGGTTTGGGAGGGGCTTTGTGCAAACCTGTCATCGAAAGATGATAAGGCGGAACACTGCTACCTCACGAAAGAAAGCTCATTTCTGCACTTGAGGAAGAAAACGTATTCCGTCCACTCGCTACCAAGATTCAGACATCAAGTGGAGACCGTAAAATCCCCGTTATTACGCAGAAGGGCGAAGCAACGTGGATGGAGGAGGAAGAGGCTTATACACTCTCCGATGACGCTTTCGGACAGATTGCTCTCTCCGCTTACAAGGTCGGTACTGCGATTAAGATCTCCGAGGAACTTCTTAATGATTCTGTTTTCGACCTGCCTTCCTACATTGCAAAGGAATTTGCAAGAAGAATCGGCACAAAGGAAGAGGAAGCGTTCCTCATCGGTGACGGTAAGGGCAAGCCTACCGGCATTTTTGCTGCGACAGGCGGTGCGGAAAACGGTGCGACCACAACAGGTGCAGCTATCACTTTTGATGATGTAATCGAGCTGTTCTACTCCCTCAAGAGTCCGTATCGCAAGAAAGCTGTGTGGGTGCTGAATGAGCAGACCGTGAAGGCGCTCCGTAAAATCAAGGATAATACGGGCAATTTCATCTGGCAGCCTTCTGTCAGTGCAGGACTTCCCGACACCATCCTGAACCGCCCCTATGTGACCTCTGTATATGCTCCGACTATTGCGGCTGGTGCAAAAGCAATTGCATTCGGCGACTATTCCTATTACTGGGTGGCTGACAGACAGGGACGTTCTCTTAAGCGTCTGAATGAGCTTTTCGCTATGAACGGACAGGTCGGCTTCCTTGCTTCTCAGCGTGTGGACGGCAAGCTGATTCTGCCCGAAGCCGTAAAGACTCTTACAATCAAAAAGGCGTGATAGCATGATTACCCTGAACGAAGCTAAAAATTATCTTCGTATCGACCATGAGGAGGATGACAAGCTCATCCTCCAACTGCTCGATACGGCAAAATCACTGGTCAAGGACGTGGGCAGAATGGATGAGGAAAAATTCACTTGTTTTGAAGCTGTGACGAGAACAGCGGTATTGTTTGCACTCGGTTATCTGTATGAAAACAGAAGCAAGCCCGACTATCATGGTCTTACCATGAGCCTGCGTTCCATTCTGTTTGCACAGCGAGAGGGTGTGGTGTAATGGATTTTGATAAACTGAATCAGCGTATCGCCATTCTGGAGCATCGCACCGTGGTAGATGAAATCGGAAACCACATCACAAAATGGGATGAAGTTTACAGCTGCTGGGCAAATGTGACGGTGAAAAGCTCTGCCGAGAACACGAATACGGGAATCACCAAAGAAGTACAGTCCGTGTCATTCGTGGTCAGGCAGAGTCTTTTCATGCTGTCGTTGAATGCAACTACGCATAGAATTCTGTTTAGAGGTATGGAGTATCACATCAAATCTGTGCAGCGAGATTATCTTCAGAATCGCTACATCACCCTTGTATGTGAAGTGAGAAAGGCGGGATGCACGGATGAGTACAATTGACAGCCTTGCTGATGACATCATGGCAGGATTGCAGGAATACGTCAGCCTTGCCAACGATTCCATGAAAGAAGCGGTCAAAAAGACAGCAACCTCTGTGAAAAAAGAGATTTCCGCCAATGCGCCGAAAGATACAGGTGCTTACGGTAAAAGCTGGAAAGCTACAAAAACCTCAGAGAATAGCCATACTCTGAAAATGACGGTACATTCCAAAGACCATTACAGATTGGCACATCTTTTGGAGAAAGGTCATGCCAAACGTGGCGGCGGTCGGGTATCAGGAAAACCGCACATTGCTCCTGCGGAAGAAAACGGTGTACAGTTGCTGGAGCATTTAATTGAGGAGGCGTTGTCATGACTTACGAAGAAATCGCTGAAATGCTGGAAGAAATGGGGCTGCCCTTTGCCTATCATCATTATGCAGAAGGCGAAAGTCCCGCACCGCCTTTTCTGCTGTTTCTCTCTCCTGGAGAAGAGACATTTTCAGCGGATAATGTAGCATATTTCAGTTTCAAACAGCTGGACGTGGAATTGTACACGAACCGAAAGCAGCCGGAACTGGAAGAACAGGTGGAGGCAGTGCTTGCCCAGCATGAAATTTATTACACAAAAACAGAACTATTCATTGATTCGGAAGAATTGTATGAAGTACTCTATGAGATGGAGGTTTGATCTATATGGCAATGGAGAAAAACAAGGTAAAATTCGGTCTGAACAAAGTTCACTATGCAAAAATCACCTCTTATGATGAAGAAGGTGTGCCGACTTTTGCAAAGCCGGTTCGCATTCCCGGTGCAGTGTCGCTGTCTATCGATGCAGAAGGGGAAGCATCCAATTTTTACGCTGACGATGGTGTGTACTATGTCATCAACAACAACTCTGGTTACACTGGAGATCTTGAAATCGCATTGGTTCCGCTTGAATTTGCGACAGACATTCTCGGTGAGAAGCTGGATGAAAAGGGCGTTCTCACGGAAACCAATACCGCAGAAGTATCCCAGTTTGCACTGCTGTTTGAATTCAGTGGCGATAAGAATAAAATTCGGCACTGTCTGTTCTGCTGCTCTGCCTCTCGTCCCGCCACGGAATCCGCAACGATTGAAGACGAAAAGGAAGTTAAAACGGAAACGCTATCTTTGACCGCAACGGCGTTGAACAGTGGCTTGGTAAAAACTAAAACCTGTGAGAAAACGGATGCCGAGGTTTATGAGAATTGGTATAAGGCGGTATATATGCCCAATCTGGCTGCCGCTGTACAGAGTGGTAAGGCATCCGCAGCATCTGTGAAAGCGTAAGGAGAGTGCAGTATGGCAATTCAGAAGAACATCACCATTGATGGCATTGATGTGCCGTTTAAGGCAAGTGCAGCAGTTCCAAGGCTGTATCGTCTGAAATTTCGCAGAGATATTTATCAGGACTTTGCAGCACTGCAAAAGTCTGTGGGAGAAAATACAGAGAAATCTTCCGCACTGGACATTGAAAGCCTTGAGGTATTTGAGAACATCGCCTATATCATGGCAAAACACGCTGCTCCGGAGAATGTTCCTGATAATCCGGACGACTTTCTGGAACAGTTTAACACATTCAGCATTTATGAGATTTTGCCGCAACTGATCAATCTTTGGGGTTTGAACGTAGAAACACAGGTTCAGTCTAAAAAAAACATCGCCCGATTGACCGACCGATGACCACACCGCTGTTTTTGTTGCGGTGCGTTCAGCTTGGTTTGTCAATGGGCGATTTGGATTTTTTGACCATTGGTTTGGTGAATGATATGTTCACCGAACGGGAGAATGACGAATACAAATATCATATGTTAGCGGATCAGAGTGACTTTGATAAATTTTGATAAGGGGGTGAGATTGTATGGCTAATCGAATCAAGGGCATCACCGTAGAAATCGGCGGCGATACCACCAAGCTGTCCAAGGCACTGGAAGGTGTCAACAAGGACATCAGGGGTACGCAGACGCAGCTGAAAGATGTCCAGAAACTGCTGAAACTCGACCCTACCAACACGGAACTTTTATCCCAGAAGCACAAGCTGCTGGCGGATGCGGTATCCGCCACTAAGGAAAAGCTGGAAGTGCTGAAAACCGCTGCAGAACAAGCCAATACGGCTCTTGCAAATGGTGAAATCTCCCAGCAGCAGTATGATGCTTTGCAGCGTGAGATCATCGAAACCGAAAACGAACTGAAACGCCTGACCACAGAAGCAAACAATTCTCACACCGCCTTGGAAAAGATGGGTGTTCTGGGTGAAACGCTGCAGTCCGCCGGAGACAAGATCTCTGGCGTGGGACAAAAGCTGCTGCCGGTCACTGCCGGTGTCACAGCTCTGGGAACCATTGCCGTGAAAACTGGTGCGGATTTCGATTCTGCCATGTCAAAGGTGGCAGCGGTGTCCGGTGCGACCGGTTCAGAGATGGATGCTCTCCGGGAAAAGGCTCGTGAAATGGGCAGCAAAACAAAATTCTCTGCAAGTGAGGCTGCGGAAGCCATGAACTATATGGCGATGGCAGGATGGAAAACCAACGATATGCTCAGCGGTATCGAAGGCATTATGAATCTTGCCGCCGCTTCCGGTGAGGACTTGGCATCTACTTCGGACATTGTCACGGATGCTCTGACCGCTTTCGGTTTGTCTGCCTCGGACAGCGGACACTTTGCGGACATTCTGGC